CCTCGCACAATGATGAAGCTGCGCCCCAATCTGCAAGCATTTCGACAGCAAATGAGCCTTGAGTGTCTGTTGTAAAATACGCCTTGCCATCGAGTGTTTGATAGGTGTTGATTGTTGAATCAACAGTTAATGTTGCTGATGTGGCTTGAGCATCAAAATCATCACCATCAATGGTGAATGTTATGTCTCTGCCGGTGATGATTGTTGTTGGCATGATTTCTCCTTAGTCGGTGTAGTAGGTGCTGACTTGTAAATCGGCCGTAAGATACTTACCGGCACCGACTTCCAATGGTTGAGGTTGATTCACATTGCCGACAACATAACCGCTGGGCATTGTGCCGATGATACTGATCATCAATTGTTCTAAGTTGTCCAAAGCTGCGGCATTGTTAGAATAACCAACAACGCCTGTCACAGTTAAATTTATTTTGACTTTTGTGGTCGCGCCATTGATCAGCACGCTTTCAAGATACGGCGCATCCGGGATTAAACAAATGCTTGGAGATGTCATTGTCTCTGGAATTCCGTTGTAGACATTGGCCGCTATCGTTGAAAGTGCGGTTTGCAATGGTGTGCGGATGTCGGCTTCAATAGTCATTGGCACATTGTTTCGACATCAAGAAATGGGCCTAAAAGCCCAATTACTCTATTGCTCAAGCTACGGCCAAGAATAAATGGCGATGGCTGAAAATTATCTGACATGATCTGATTGCCGGGAGCTGTGATGCTTTGGAAAATCTCAACAGCTACAACCAAGATTGCATTTTCAATCGGGGGAGTGTTTGCATAAAGTGATGCGGCTGATCCACCGGATAGTGTAGCCAATGCGTTAGGAATAAACGGCAATGGGTAGTCACGATCAGCCGCCGCTGTTGCAGCGGTAAAGGTATAAGGCTCAATACGATCATCGGTGACTGTATAGGTCGCGTTGTAGGCTCCGGCCCCGGTTACAACAACAGATTGACCCGGCACAAAGTAATTTGGCCGCATTGTGGTGAAATAAATGACGGAATCACTCACATTGGCAAAAGTCACCGATGATTGGTATTGCGTAAGTAGAGGCAAAATGGTTTGTTCAGCGGCATCTATAAAAGAATCTAGCTGAGCATCCGAATACAAGGAAACCGAGACACCCAAAATTTGTCTTAGCTGTGAGGCTGTAACTATTGCAGGCATCTCGGTTCCTTTCGTATCGTTAGCGTTCGGGAGCGACCGCTACCGATTCTTGATTGTTAGTTATCAGGTCTGGTTCCAGCAAGCACCAAATGGGATCTTTGGAGCAATTGCGCCGTAGCCGTAGTACAAGATGTCGATTGTGCCATCGCTGTTGATGTTTGTGCGTAGATTGAATCGTGGTGACTCATACCATGTCCATGCATCTGGATTCACGACAACCATTGAGAAATCTCCGGTTGATGTTGTTGGCCCAGCGTTACCAATTGAGCGTGAAACATAAAGGTTAAGACCCGGTGAAACTACACCGCGCAATGAATCGCCTCTCACATTTCCAGCTGCATTTGATGGCTGTGCTGCGTTGTATAACGGCGCGCCGTTGTCGTTGTAGCCCATGATGTTTGTCCATTGTCCGGGAGACACAACAATGTTGCGAGCAAATCCGAGTGATGATCCATAAACGGCACCGGCAGCTTGAGATGTGTAACCCAAGAATCCTGTTGCTGAGTTTGCATTGACACCAGTCTGTTGTCCAGCTGCCGCAATTGTTCCAACAGCAAATTCATCAGTTACTTTTGCATAAGCAAATTCAAGATTCTGCAAAAGTGCTGTTAGGTATTCCGGACGGCTGCGATCGATGAGCTCTACTGTAGAAATCGCACGGCCTTTGAAGGATTGTACGGGTACGCTCAAAAATGTGGCTGTTAGATTTGACTCTGTAACAGCTGCATTTTCTGCAACATTTGCAACAGTTGGAACGCCTGTAACGCGTGGAATTTCAAATGTCATGCCTTCGCCGACAAGTGTTTCGCGGCTTAGCGCATCAATCATGCCACGATCAGCATTTGCCAATGCATTGACAATCTGTGTGCTTTGTGGTGTTGGGATCATGCCCGGTGCTGTTGATGTTGTGTTATCGGCTGCTTTTACATATTGACGAGAATCCTCATCATGCAAAATTGTTGCCTTGAGGTAATGCTCAAGGTATGTGACTTTATTTACAATTGGTGATCGTGGTGCTGTGTAATACGCAGGACGAGATGCCTGTACAGGTTCGACTGTTGGAGCTTCTACCGGTTCAACGGCAGGAGCGGCTTGTTCGGTAGTGTTTTCCACTTTGTCTCCTTCATTTGGGTTTGTTGTATCTGATCCTTGTTGAGTTTCAGAATCTTGATTTGCGGCTACCTCGCTGACACGAGCTGATCGCACGGCCGGCTCTGTAACAAGCGCAACGCCTTTGAGCTGTCCATTCAAAACTTTCATTGTGCCATCCTTTTGCATTTCATAATTGTCCACGGCTAGTTCAATTGAAAAGCCGTCTCTTAGTCCAGTCATTGCTTCCTCTAAACTGTCTGAACCAGCTGTCGTATTTGCAATTTTGAAGGTTGCTGTCATTTCTTTGTCATTGACACTCATTGCAATGCTCTTTCCGATTCTGCGAGTAATGTCATGCTCTAAATTTAAAAAAACATCACTTGGCTGAATTGATCCGCGAGCAAAAACAACTTTGCCTGTTGATGCGTTCGCTGGTTCGTTAAATGCAACAATGCGACCGGTGATTGTCCGTGAATCGGAATCAGCTGCCGTGATTTGCATGGGTGTTGTTAGCTTCATGAGATCATTTCCTCCATTTGTCTAATTTCCTCGGTGGTAATTGCACCGATGTCAAATAAAATCTTGTAAATCTCGGCACGCTCTTTTTCTGATCCGCGTAAGTACGCCTTGAGATCAAATTCGACTCGCTGTGTTGATGGCGTAAAATCTGGCATTGATAAACGGCTGACGATGCTGTTCATCAGCGGCAATAATGAGAAGTCCAACAAAGTTTGACGCGCCGTGCTGGCGTTTGCATAAGTCATGGATGATCCTGTCGGCGCGTCAATAAAGTACGCCGGAATTCCCACGGCTCTTGCCAGTTCGGTCGCAATTATTTCGCGTGCAGCATTAAGGCCAATTTGCTCCGGTGTAAAGCCAACAGTTTCCATCGTAATGTCAGCATTTAAAAAAGCCGTTCCGCGGTTTCGGCGAGCTACGGCCCAAGCATCCAAAAGTTTTGCGATGCGATCCGCTGGCAATGCGGTTCCATTTGATTTTAAAATCATTGATGGCACCGGTTCGCGTGCATACATCGCCGCCGCACGCTCGAGCTCTGCACCGGCGCGAATTGTGCGACCAGCGCGATTTAACAATCCTTCGTCATTGCCATAAAAAACAATTAAACTTCCCGGCCCAGAATCCGGCACGCGGCTTCCGTCTACTGTGTAATACTCAATTTGCGTGCCTTTATCATTCAAAAATACGCCAACACGATTAGGAGCAACGCGCCACATTTGGCGAACGCGCTGCGTATCAGCAAACTGATCCATAATCTGAAAATAACTGAAACCCGTAAAAAGCAAATCCTCGGCCGCCCAACACCATGATGCAGCACCGGGCACGCGCTTATCCGGATCATTGATTACAACCGGTGAATCAACAACCTGTCCCGTTGCTTTGTCGCGTGTGACCATTGGGACAGTCGCGATAGAATTGCAGATCATATTCCTAGCGCGAGCGATTGCTGGCACGGACATAGCTTCCTCGCGGCTTGCAAGGTAATCAGCACCACCAAATGGATAAAACGCATCTAGCGTTGGAGCTGGCCCAATTTGTGCAGCTACATCGGCACCGCGCATCGGCGCAACAGTTTCAATGGTGCGCTTTCGGTCAAATAATCCCATGAACCCATTTTCTCAAAATGTCAAGGATCAACCCACTAAAATGTCAATTTCTGTTTCCGGGCGTGTCGCGAAGTGTGTGACCAATGCAGATGCTACGGCGGCACAAACAGCTGATTGGCTGGCACGCCGTCCAATGACCCATCCACCGTCTCCACGGCGCAATTGCACGGCTGAGAGCATTTGCTCGGTGAGTGCAGCTTGATTGCGATGCTTTAATCGCCCGGAATTGATTGCACCCAATAGCTCATCACAAGCTTGCGGATAATCGCCGTCCATGTCGTGGATCGGGATGCCGGCAGGTTGCATCCGTGCGGCAACAGCTCCCGATGTGCGCCGGCTGTATAGCAAATACTCAATTGGGTATTTTCGGCAATAGGCCGCTGCATCATTGGCAATCGCCCGATCATCTAGCTGAATTGAGTTTTCCCATGTGTGCAACAGCTTTACGACAAATGACTCCGAGCCAAGCTTTTGAGCCGCAAGTAATGCGGCGTGTTTTCTATCCGGTGAAATGTCAATTGCCATCCATGTCAGCTTTTCATCATCAAGATCAATTGTCTCATCACCACAGGCTTGCCATTCTTTGGCACCTACAACGCTGGAGATTGTCTGCACCCAACGATTTAAAACCTCTGTCATTACAACATCTGGGGGATCGTTGAAAACAGCTCTGATGTTGTCCGGATGAATTGTGATGTTAAGTCCGGGATTGGCAAAAGCTGCATTTTCCAATGTAATTTCATCAGTCGGTGCCGACCATTCAAAATAGCCAACATCATCTGTTGCCCCACTAGCTGCGGCCATTCCTCTTTCGCGCAATTGATTCAAAACGATTGAGTGCGAATCACCAGCTGAGGAAAAGCAGCTGACTTGCGGATTCTTAGCCGCCATCAAGGTATAGCGCATAGCTGCAAAAGTCTCCATGTCGTGCAGCTCTCTAATTTCATCCATGTGGATGCTCTCCGGTTTTGACAATCCGCGAGCTGCCGATCCACCGGCTTTGATAATAAATCTATTGCCGGCCATTGTCTGGATTTCCTCGGCCCCATGTTGCCAGCGGATGCGCTTTACTTGATTGGCCAAATCCGCATTTTCCTCGATAATCTGCACAATGGCTCGAAATTGCTCTAGCGATGTCACTAACCGGTGAGCTGTGGAAACCTGCAACGATTCATTCCAATGAAACAAGCCCATCATAATCCGGGCCATCATGTAGGTTGATTTTCCATTTTGCCGGGCAACTGTGGCGACTGTGATCGGATGATGGTAGCGGCCATCCGGCTTTACCTTGAGGCTATGCTCGGCCAACCATTTTTGCCACGGCATAAAGCCGCCCGGAATGATCTGATCGGCAAAATCGATGAGTTCAAAGCCGCGTGATGGCAAATTATTGAGCGGAGAGTGGATTCGTGGAGCTGTTACCGGCAAAAAAACCGATGTGGGCCGATCTGAGACGATTTCAGCCGATGTGCCACCAACTATGACTAGAGGCTCCTTAATCATGACTTATCGACTCGTTTTGGGGTATAAACACCTCAT